ATTAAAAATTAACCACCTTTACCATATCCTACAGCCGAAAAAGTAAAAGATCTATCTACAAAAGTATTCGTATTATTTCTCATAACCTTAATAGTAAAACCTGTTCCACTTATATTAGATAATTGAAAGAAATCACCATCTTCAGCATTTTGTATCGTAATCCCAATAGAGGGAAGAAACGCATTTGCACCTCCCAATGATGAAGTACCTACAAAAAATGGTGAGGCAAAAGTTACCGTTTTACCAGAAGATGATGTACCTGATTGTTGTGGTGCGGTAGACGTTCCACTGCCTGTCTGATAATTCTGTTCAGTTCTTGATTGAAACTCTGCTGAGTATCCTGCCTGTTGTACATTCATGTTTTGTGAAGTATTTGTTGTTTCAAGAATTAATTTAAATTTAAATCTATGACCTTTAAATGTTCCGTTTGCAAAATTATTAAAGGCACCAAAACTGCCTGATGCTGATTGAGATGTCGCTACTTGAATTTGACAGTTAGCTTCATCTGCTGCTGCACCATCAAAATTATTATCTAAAGCAGCATAATCATCCCAAAGTATTCCAGGTGGACCAGGTATTAAGGTTTCAATATCCTGCCCTATATTAAATCCAATAGATCTAATAACACGTTTTAGATCAAGGGAAAATACAGCACCTAAATTTAAAATATCTTTAAAAGCATATTCTCCAGTAGCATTTGTGGCAGGGTTGGTTAACTGTAAAGCACTTGTAGAATTATTAAATGTTGTATTAGTTTTTGTACCTTGAAAAGCTGGACTGTCCAAATCCTCTCTATCCTGTAATATCACCTGAGTATCAATAAGATCAGGAAGGTCCATAATAATACTTGTCTCTCCCACACAAAACCGTCCACCATCATCTTGAAACTTAAGAATATACTCTCCTTCTAAACTGGGCACTGTTGCATCAGTAGTATTACCAGCTAAAGCAGTAATCAAATCAACAGAGTTTTGAAATGTACCACTACCATCTGTTAAATTACTATGTCTTACATATACTCTTCCTCCATGTATAACATCAGGATCAGTAGATCTGTTCCATCTTAATCTGACTAATTTATTAGTAATAGGTTCAATAGATAGATTTTGTACATCACTTGGTTTTGCTGTTTTACCTACAGCGTTAAAAGTTATATCACTCGATGTAGCTGATAATTTAAGTGCTGCATTATAAGAAAACACTCTGAACTCATACGTTCCAGCTTCAGTATTTAATAGCTCAAAATCTGGTCTAAAGACAATTTCATTTACCCAGTTTGTATTATTAAATCTATATTGAACAAGATATTGACTAACTCCTGTTACAGAGACCCAAGAAACTATTAATTTTGTCACTGCTAACGCATTAATAATTACAGTCCTTTCAGCAGCTTGCAAGTTAGAAGGTGGATTTCTTGGTTCATTAAGTAAGGAAATATTTCTTGCAGGTAAACTTATACCTTGCTCAATATTTGCATATTTTCCTTCAATGTAGGTAAGGGCTGTTATGGCAAAGTTAATACCATCTTGCTCTTCAACAGTTATTACTCTGAAAGTTTGAGCCTGTAATGAGTCACTTTGAATTAACCAAATACTATTTACATTTGGTGTTTGAGATAAGGCAGAAGATAGATTTATTTCACTACTAAATTGATCGATACTTGAAATATTTTTTGTTTCAACTGAACCATCAGGAAGTATTACACTACATTTTTGGTTCGTGCCAGTGAAGCTACTTAAGTCTTTTACATTGTCAACAATTATCTGTGTAGTTGTAGCAGATTTTATTCGTCCACTTCTACGTTCTCCACCTCTAACTGGATCGTTGATAGAAATAACAGATCCAGGTCTGACTATCGCTCCAGCATCTATTGATGTTGTGAAAGTTACCACCTCAGTCTCTTGTTGCTCGCTAAATAAAATTGCTTTACCTAATCTTTGAGCCTGACCACGAGAAGTACAGGCAAATGCTTTTACATCTTTTTTAATTATTCCTAACTTATTTTGAGCAGTGGCATCTTCTACTACCTCATAATCTATTTCTCTGCTATCCATATTAAAATAACTGACATTTATTACGGTATGTCTCTGTTTTAAACTGCTACCTGAGTAGCTGAACCCACCTTCACCTACATTCGCCAAGCTAAACAGATAACTTGGATCAGTGGGTCTATCCTGTGAGATGGTGACAGAACCTTCAGACCAGATAGGGAAACATCTCATAACTCCTGCTAGTTCATTTATCAAGGTAAATGCTTCTGTTGATCCCTGTATATTTACATTGCAGCTAAACCTAGCTTCCTGTCCTCCAAAGCCATCATCTACTAACTCGTTAGCATACTTACTGGCAGCAATAAAGCTGAATAAATCTAGGTTGCTGTCTGTAATATGCGTTCCAAATCCGTACCTTTCGGTAGTAAGAAGATCAAGCAGTATTAAAGCAGGACAAGAGCACCATTGAGCAGCACCCATTGTTCCATTAAAGATATAACCACTGGGATAAACGACTCTTCCTGTCTGCAAGTCAACAGAAGGAGTACCAGACCCTCCTGCCCCTGCACCTGGTATTCTTACCTTTACACCACGAATACGAAAAGCTCTTTTTGGTATAGAACTAAACTGTTCAGAATCTATTCTCAGATTTGTATAAGCACTGTTTAAATATCTTTGTTTATCATCAACAATCTCACTAATACTTGTCCATGTAAAAGCATCAACAAGATTTGATGATGTGCTATCTGCTGTAACTCTTACAACTCTAATATCAACAGGGAAAGAACCTGTAAAGGAAACACGATATTCTTTCTGGTACGCATCAGCAGTTCTACCTGTAATCGTGTCATTTATTACGTCTGCAAAACCACCGCTATTGTATTGAACTTGTATTTTTAGGTTGACAGAAGAACCTAACAAATCACCTTCATCTGTAGCTTTCTGTAGCTGCGGAAATGTAATTGTAACCTTTGCAGCATCAACAGCAGTGTTTGTTATCTGACGAGTAACAGGAGAAGAATTTGTAACTGTAACTCCTACAGCAGTTGTTGACTGGCTACCTTCTATACCTGGAACATGTGTTTGGTTTGACGTTCCAAAACGAGGTGTAAACCCTACATTCTGAAAGTTAAAATCTGCTGTTTGTGGATTTGTATTACTGGCACTTGCATTGAGAATAGGAGTATCGTTTAAAAATATGTCTTTTAATGCAGCATTGTTATAAGCTGTAGTTCCTTTTGTTAATCCTTCTTTTGATGGAGTAGCAAAACCCTCTATCTCTCCTTCAGAGATAAGATCCTGTATTGACGCAAACTGTCTGCTATTTAATGTATCTGGTGCTCTGGTAGGAGGAGGTGGTGTTGGGGGAGGACCACCTGCTCCTCTGATAATTTTATCCGTCATGCTGATACCTGATTAGTGTCGATTCCTGCTGAGATTACAACCGATCCAGTTATAATCTCTCCATAAACAATTGGGTGGCTAGTTCCTGCACGGCTAGTATTTTGCACCCCAGAAAAACTAAATGATATTCTAGGATCTTGTTCATTATTAAATTCTTTTGGTTTTGGAGTTGGGAACAACATATTACTAACACCCATTAACACAAGACCCACTCCTAAATTTGCTGCTTGAGCAGCTAATCCACCACCAAAAAATCCAAAACCCTGAGTTGAGTTAAGGGCAAAACCTGTGCCTCCCGAAAATACTCCAACCCCTATCAACACTGCTCCTAATAAAAATCTACCTGTATTTCCCCCAGCACCAGTAATAACAGGAACAATACTAATATCAGACTGTCCTATTGGATTGTGTATATCTTTTTCTCCTATCTCGTAGTCATCTACTAATACCTGATAGTAACGATCTGCCATGTGTGCCTCTAATCCTGGAAAATTACTAATTAGAAACCTAATAGCATCAGCAGTAGAAGTTATTACTGCGTCTAATTCTTTATGTCCGACAAACTCTGCCAGTTCTCCGTAAAGTTTAACTGTTCTGAGCATAGCGATACCTCTTACCAGTACATTTTAACAACC